GTTCATCAAGTTGTAGAATTGACGATTGTACCAATGTGTTAGCAAGCAGTGATTGTGTGTCAATGTACGATACATATCCAATACCTGCACCTGAGTGATTTGGTACACCATTTGCAAAGTAAAGATTGCCAGGAAGTGTAGTTAAACCTGTACCATTGCCAAATATCCATTGATATCCGGCGGCGTTGATATTAACATCTCCGTCAGAATAAGGAATATTTAGATTACTCGTTCCATTAGCAAGAACTGACGCCCAAGATAGAGTACCNNAACCGTCTGTAACAAGTACTTGATTAGTTGTACCACCATTAATGTGTACATTGCCTACGTTACCCAATTGTACGTTTGGTGCATTAGTATTGAAGTCTACTGTGCCACCGGCTGCTGATACATAGAAAGTTTGTGCATTAACATTCCCAGTGTTTGCACTGACATTACCAGAGACAACAACATCATTTGCAAAGTTCGCAAAGTTTGCAGTTACTAAGTTGCCAAGATTTGCTGTTCCACCTGCTGGGAATAATGCATTACCACTGTTGTCAAAAAACCAATTATAAGTACCGTTAGTCTGAATATTAACTCCGTTGTAACTTATACTAACTTGTTGAGCCTGTGATATGTTAGCCAAAGTTAATGTGTCGTTTCCTAGTACTAGGTTAGAAAGTATATAACTGCTCGGTGCAGTAACAAGAACATTTCCAGGATTACTTAGATTACCGTCTGTATTAAATACCCATTGTTGATCACTTCCAGCGTTTGCATTGATGTATACTGCACCATCTGTCGAAGGGATACTTACATTACTATTACCATTGAAGATTTGACCTGATGTTGCCGTTGTGATCCACGACAAGTTACCGGTGCCATCAGTTTGTAGTACTTGGCCAGTTGAACCACCGTAGATATGAACGTTAGGAACGTTACCTAACTGTACGTTAGAGTTGTTGGTATTGAAATCAACTGTCTGACTTGAACCAGTTAAGAAAGTACCATTTGCGGCAAATGTCCAACCGTATGTCTGAGCATTAGTATAAATTAGAAGATCGCTATTGTCATTTAGAATAATTTGACTGTATTGAACACCTGCTGTTTGAACGCTGATATTGTTGCCTGAAGGGGACGTTACTACTGCATAACCACTAGAAGCATTAGGTAAAATTAAGTTACCAGTATTTTCCAATTTCCATGTGTACAACCCATCCATATTGTATAATTCAATATTACTATTAGTACCATTATCATTTAATTGGATACCTGCATATATACCAGAATTAGTATAGATATTAATTGTAGTATTTGGTTGACCACTTATAGAAGAACCATTTGGTAATGTTAGTAACCCACTGTTGTCAAATGTCCATTGTTGGTCTGAACCATTATTTGCATTGATGTATACAGGGCCATCAGTAGTTGGAATAGTTACATTGCTGTTACCATTGTAAATTTCACTTACGTTCGCAGCCGATGTCCATGATAAGTTACCAGTGCCATCGGTAACCAACGCTTGTCCTGCATTACCACCATAAATGTGTACGTTAGCAACATTACCTAACAATACATTAGGATTATTTGTGCTAAAATCAATATTGCCGCCGTTTGAAGTGAACGATGTTGCAAAAATTACATTAGCACCAGAAATATTTCCTGAACTACCTGTAGTTGAGAAGTTACTTGCTACAACATTTCCATTTGCATATAAGTTGCCACCGATACCAACACCGCCTGTTACTACTAATGCACCAGATGTTGTGCTAGTTGCCGCAGTACTTGGTTCGATTTGGAACTGCATGCCTGCATTGCTGAAGCGCATTACTTCATTAGTAGACAAGAATCCACCAGTAGCAAATACGATATCATTAACTGTTCCAGTACCGCCAGTTGCTAATACTAAGTTACCGCCACCTGGATTTACGCCAGATACAAAGAAGTAACCATCGCTTGGACCTGTTATTGTAAAGTTAGCATCATTGTATATTGAGCCAGTAAAGCCCATGTCAGCCCAACCAGCAGTTACATTACCATTATCTGCATATGCTACCCAGTCAGCACTAGCAGATGAGTTTTGATTAACTAGAGAGGCCTGAACATATTGTGCGGCGTTTCCAGTACCAAGAAATACAGAATTTGGGAAATTAAGAACATATGAAGATGCATTATTACCTGCAAGTAATGCATTTCCTAGAATAATGTTATAAGGGGCAGTTAAATTACCTGTTATGTCAAACTTCCATTGCTGGTCAGTACCGGCGTTTGCGCTAATTAAAACGTTGCCGTTAGCGACAGGAATTGCTACATTGCTAAACCCGTTCTGAATCTCGTTTACGTTAGCCGTTGACGACCAAGTTAAGTTTCCTGTGCCGTCTGTTTGCAGAACCTGACCATTTGAGCCTCCACCAATGTAAACATTGCCTACATTGCCTAAGTTTGCAAAGTTACTTACAGTAAGATTAGCGGTCGATACGTCACCATTAGCAAAAATAATGGTTGTAATTGTACTATCGCCTACTGAGTAGCCACCGACTGAATTAAAGGGTTTAAGTGCCATTTTTATGATTCCTTATTATCTATTATATTTATCATTTTGGTCAAAAAGTTACGCTGCATACTGTGTAATCTGCATCCTATACGTAATTGGATTACTGTTCTCTGGGGTTACATATAGAACAACATATCCTGCATTATATGCTATAGAGTAACTTGCAACAGGTCCCCCTGCATATATCTGACTATAATCGTTGTAATTTACATTTCCTTGATAGTAAACAGCAGTAGACTTAGTTATTTGTCTGTTACCTACTACACTATCTGTTGCTATGATTGTAAATTCTATTGCTGAAAGATTAACTGTGCTAATAGCCAGCAATTGCGCTTGTCCTGCACCTGCGGTAGTTGCACCGAACACATTTGCAGTCCAGAATTGATTTAGCCCTGTACCCAGTGTTAGTGAGTTTGCTACCATGCTTCCTACTAGATTTACTACGCCAGTTACTGGATTGTAAGTAAAGTCTGTGTTACCAGCAAAAGTTCCTTGGTGATTATACTGAATTTGGTTATTAGATCCACCGGGTGATCCGCTTGTTTGTATCCAAGACAGTACTCCGGCGCCATCAGTTGATAATGCGTAACCTGGTTGGCCACCCCCTATACTTATATTAGCCACATCTCCAAGTGTTAACAAACTACCATCCCAACTGACAGTTGGTATTCCACCAAATGTACCTGCATTGTTAAACTGTAGTTGAGTGTCTGTGCCACCTGGACTACCATTGCCGCCTGTAACATTAGCCCAAGTAAGAACTCCTGAGCCATTTGTCTGCAAATACTGCCCACTAGTACCACCAGTGATTGTAACATTGCTTACCGAACCCAAATTAGTTTTTTGAGTAACAGTTAAGTTGCTTGTTCTAGTATTTCCTGTAACATTGGCACTACCGTTGGTAGTAGTCGAGCCTGTTACTGTTAAGTTAGGGGCTGTTAACATTGCAGTAGCAGAATTAAACGTAAATCCTGTTGATCCGCCAAAATTCCCTGCATTGTTGTATTGAACTTGAGTGTTTGTGCCACCAGGGATTCCACCACCACCATTAGCAGCAGCCCAAGATAATCCACCACCACCGTCAGTTTGTAAGAAGTATCCGCTAGTGCCTCCGCCTATGCTTACTTGAGTTACATCACCCAATGAAAGTAAGCTTCCGTCCCAAGTTGCAGTAGGTACGCCTGCAAAAGAACCACTGTTATTAAACTGTAGTTGTTGGTTAGTACCTCCAGGGGTTCCTGATGCTTGAATCCATGATAGAGAGCCTGCACCATCGGTAGACAATACGTATCCCAATGTTCCACCACTTATAGATACGTTGCCAACAGGACCTAAATTAGTTAATCCATCAACATTTAATGAGGTTAATGTACCTACACTAGTAATATTTGGCTGTGAGTTAGTAGTTAATCTTCCTGAAATGTTGACCGCTGCGATGCTGGAAGAAGCATTTAATGTAACTACGTTGGCTGTTGTTGCTTTTAAAAGAGTTGTAATGTTTGCGTTAGTAGCAGTTAAATTAGATGTTATATTGGCATTACCAACAGTCATCAAGTTTGTTACATTATTGAATGTAAATCCAGATGCTCCACCAAATGTACCTGCATTGTTAAACTGAATGTCTGTATTGGCGCCACCAGGAGTGCCGTTGCCACCGCCGCCACCTGTCTGTGCAGTCCAACTTAAGTTACCTGCACCGTCAGTTTGCAATACGTAACCATTGACACCACCAGAAATACTAACGTCTGTGATTGCAGCATTTAGAGAATTTACAGGTCCTACTACGTTTGGTCCGGCTACAGAGTTTGCAATTGCAGCATATGCGACTTGATCGGTGACATTTGCACCTGCTACTGAGTTTGCTACAGCGGCATAACTAACTTGACCTGTAACATTAGCACCTGCTACTGAGTTAGCAATAGCAGCATAGTGTACCGCTCCTGTAACATTAGCACCCGCCACTGAATTAGCGATAGCAGCAAATGCTACTTGCCCAAATACATTTGATCCCGTAACAGAATTTGCTACAGTAGCATATTGGACTGCACCAACTACGTTTGCACCCGCCACTGAATTAGCGGTAGTTGCATAATTTACTGCGCCAAATACATTGCTTCCCGCTACGCCATTTGCAATAGTTGCATAAGCAACAGCGCCTGATACATTTCCACCATACACTGAGTTAGCAACTGTAGCATATTGCACCGCGCCAACTATGTCAGAGCCAGGTATGCTTGCTGATAGTGTACCAGTTACTGTTAAGTTTGGCGCTGTTACTACACCAGTCGCTGCGTTGAATGTGAAACTGGGTGATCCACCAAATGTACCGGCACTGTTATACTGAATATATGTATTGCTGCCGCCGGGATTGGTGTTTCCACCACCGTTGCCGCCGCCACCGGGCGCCCATTGCAAATTACCTGTACCGTCTGTTTGTAAGTAATAACCAAACGATCCACCAGTGATTGTAATGTTTCCAACACTACCTAGATTAGCAGTTTGAGTAATATTAAGATTTGTAGTAGTAAAAATACTGTTGTTGAAGTCAAAAGTAAGATCGGGACTTGCCCCCAATGTACCACTTTGATTAAATTGTATTTGTGTGCTAGTTCCTGCTGGGGTAGTGCTAAACGGAGCACCATTTCCAAAGAAATATTGATTAGCAAAGAATCTATTTGCACTAACATTTCCTGCAGGAAAATTGACATTAGTAACAATATTACCATTAGCATCCGCGATTGGTAACGGCGGTATACCTACTGTTAAACCACCTACCGCATTAAATGGATCTGAAATCATTAATATTCTTCCTTATTTTGTATTTATTCTTTATATAAAATTGGGAACCTCGATTTAAGATCCAAAAAAATCTTTTTAATAAATACAAACATGCTTACAAAACAGCCACACAGACCGTTTTGCGCTAACTGCAAGACTACTTTAGCCAAATTTAATGGATACAGTAAACATGGATTTAAGATGTGGCACAAGTATTGCGTTGAATGTGCTAAGATGAAATACAATCCCAAGTACCAATATTTGGAACTAAAGCAGGGAAAGTGCAGTTTTTGTGGATTTGTTGCTAAAGATCGTTGTCAGATAGACTTATTATATAAAGACGGCAACAAGAAAAACAAAGATTCTAGCAATATAATACCAGCGTGTGCTAATTGTAGCCGCTTGTACAGGAAGCAATTAAAACAGAAATCTATTTTAGATATTACAGTAGATGCTGATGTTACAATTGGATAGTGGGTTTACGCAAATCAAATAAGATAACTTCTGATTCTGCTGGGTTAGTTATAGTAAGTTGAGATTCGTCTACAAAACTTAAGCCATCACCTTCAATTAAACTTAGATCATTCACACTTAGACTGTTTGTTACTACATATAAGTAATAAACTCGGTTTGAGTCTAAATCAAACTTAAAATCTTCAGTGAAGATGCCTGCTAATAGTCTAGCATCTTGCTTGATCGGTAACTTTTCTGTGACGTTGCAAAAAGTGTTTAATTTGTCTTCTCTAGTAAATTGATACCAATCATGTGTAGGTTCTGTATCTGTCACATCAGGTCTAATCCACAATTGTAAATATCTGTTTGGTATGTCTGTAGCATTGCCCTCAGTATGCCAGATGCTTTTGCCTGCACTCATTCGCTGAACTGCACCTGCGTGTACTTGAACTTCATTGCCTAGACTGTCCACATGACTGCTAGAACCTTCTATTACATAACCAAAAATTTCCATATTCTTGTGTTCGTGCCAAGGTACTTGCCATTTATACTGCACACGATCATCGTTTATAGTTTGCAAGTCGCTAAAGTTCATATAGCGACTATCATAATAACTGGGAAAACTAAAAGTCCTTCTGGTGTCAATGAATGGCGCTACTATATGTCCTCTAGTATTAGCAGGTCTTAATATAATCATCAAGCACTACTTAACACCAACTAATGTTAGACTGCATAGATGTAGTGGGTTGATAAAGTGTGAAAGTTGCTGGAAAAGCAAAAGTTCCTGCTTGTTTAGGACCGTTGATACTACCTGTCTGCCACTGTGTGTCTGTTGTATCTATTGGACTCAACAGCAAACTAGTTGGTGCAAGACCGTCTAATGCTACGCGGATTATGCCGGTTCCGCCTGATTGCCAAGATACTTGAAAAGCATAACCATAACCGAGATTTAGACCGCCTCCGTTAAAAGCAGAAGTAATTGCAGATTCTAATCCCGATGTTATTGTGTATTGAATCAACTGATAAACGTAACCACTCGGGTCGCTAGTAAATCCTGAGGAAGAATAGGCGCTGTACTGACTTCCCCATATCACAGGAGAACTAATATCTGCTGATGTTACAGTAAATGATACTGCATTTACAGAACCAATCGTAACTCCTGATTCTATTGTGACTCCATTTGTTATTATTATGTTAGACAAACTCATATTGATTCCTTATTAAATTGCCACAAATCCAGATGGTATGTTGTATGTATACTTTGATACATCCATAGCATCAATGTAATTTTGTGCGCCAGGACCACCAGCTGGATATAACGGGCTAGCTGTAGGTATATAAATGCCATTGGTTTGTGTTGCTGGATCAGCCCCACCGCCATTCCACGCTCCTCCGTTAACTCTGACCCATGCTAATCCTACAGTAAAATCACAGGCTATGTCTATATAATCTAATGGTCCGTATGTGGGTAATCCCGTAGTTATTTCGTTGCCATTAAATAATACTGTCCCGTTTTGTCTATAACCCCAACTTTGATTATTGGTGCCTAACGGATTATTTAAGTTAACACTGCGATAGGCTACACCAATACCAGCTAAATCCAGAGAAATGTCACCGGTATCTTCTGTGGCGACATAAACTGTGAACATAACTTTAGAACTATAAGTTTGTAAACTGATACCTCCGGTTAATACACCTAATCCAATACTAGTTTCTGGATTTGTTGCATAAATTTCCATATTAGGATCACCCACCGGGAGGCTGTTCCATGCTCCTGCTTGACCAATTGCAAGATTAGGTCCTAAATAACCTAGATCAAACGACCAATAATTATTTGTAGGAACTGGTGGTCCAGGTGGCAGAAGAGCGCCAATAATCACTCCCGAAGCAATCGTGACGCCACCTGTTATTCTGATGCCCGTTGTTGACATAACTTATTTGCCTTTAGGTGCCGGTGGAGCAACTGGTGCTACAGGTGTTGCAGATTTTACAGGTGCAGCAGACTTTTTACGATTACTAAAGTATTGTGGGTTTAGTGGTTTTGGTGTTTGAGTTGCCATGATTGTGATCCTTGTTATACAAATGTTGACGTAGTGTTAGGCGTTGCTGCCAATGTTACTGGAAAATTGAATGTTCCTGTTTGTCCTGCAGTAGCACTAGGATTCAGTACATATAATACCCATACATTAGCGTTTAGACCAAAACCAGTAGGGTGAAATTCAACTTGAACAGGTGTTGTCAAATAAGTACTTCCTGCACTCCAAGTTGCAGTATATAGTAATGGAGGTCCCGAACCACCTGTGTAGCCTGGCACAGGTGTTAGTCCTGATATAGTTGTTTGTTGCGCGGATGTAGTGCTACAGGCAATACCTGGTCCAGTACCAAGACCTACTACTGGGTTAACGATTACAACACCAGTTCCGTTTCCACCTGCACCTGTCGAAGTATCTTCTATTGCAATAATCTGTGAGTAAGTAAATGTTAATATACCCGGTGGAGGGCTACCGCCGCCTGCGCCTACATTAATACCGCCGCCTACATTAATTCCTGAGCCTATTGCAATTCCTAATGCTGACATAATCTGTTTCCTCGTATTATGTATTTATCTGATTAAGCCCAAGGTGGAGTAGTTGGTACTGGTGGGTTACTCATAGCGGCTAGAGCTTGATCTATAGTTGCAATCATGCCAGGATAAAGTTGATTTGGGATCCAACTTAACACTTCATCTGGTGTAAGATCAGGATACTGAATAAAATCATTTGGATCAGGACCACCTACATTAATAGATCCCGGGTAAGTAACAGTATTCACGCCATCACTACCTGTAACTACCCAACTAACTGTGACAACTACTCCTGCTAATCCTCCAACATTTGCAGTTGCTAGTGAAGTAATTTCTACGCTGTAAGTATTACTAGGATCAAGTTTATCAGGTTGAGTAGGAGCGGATACTACCGAGGCAGCAACTTGTTCTATTTGGGGTTCAGCGGCACTAGTAGCCTGAACATCATTTGATGCTAGTACAGGTTCAAGAGTACTCTTTTTAGATTTAGTAAGTGTTAACTTTTTTCTTTTAGTAACAGGTTGATCTACTGTTTCGATGACGGGTTCTTGAACTAATACTGGATCACTCTTTTCTACTTTTAGTTTTTTCTTCTTTGCGGTTGCCATATAATTCTCTCAGTGTATAAGAGATATTTATCTGGCTAGGGTACTAGTTTGCAATTGCTATCCTACTGATAAACGTCAACTATCGCACCACCAATTTGTACCGTCAGTAGTAAGTCCGCAGTCTAGCGAGAAGAAATTAACATTTGCGTCATTTTTGAAGAAAGAGTTAATTTTTTTACCAAACTTAGTAAAACAAAACTGCTCTGCATCGTAGGATGCTTTGATTTTTGCATAGTCTTTACTGTTTTTGATTGGCATATTGCGGGGAGGAGAAGGACACCAAATATCCTCAAGTAGCGTCATCTCAGCGCAAGTATAAACCATATCGCAATCAATAAAAGGTTCATTAAAAATTTCTTGTTTGGGTTTATTTTCCCAATCTTTTTGCCCATAGAAGTTGTTTGTTTTCTCAGTAAGATAATTGGACTTAAAATAAATCCTAACTTCCTCACCTTTAGAATTTTTAAAATATATACGGTACATATTATCGTCATGCCCGTCTTCACCGGGCTGATACCATTCTTTTATGAATGGGTGTACCCATTTATTTTTACCGTACTCAATGAGTAACGGATTAATATCTGCGAATTCAAAACTGTTTGGTATTTTCATTTACTAATACTAACAAATCATCAACAAGAAGTCAAGTGCTAGATAGTAAAATGGACTTACACTTGTTCCCGTGCCATCTTGCATACCCATTTACTGCAATCAATTGCTTGCAGTGGGGACATTCTTTCTTTTCCTTTTTCTTTCCTAAATTGGCTAAACGTCTTACTTCTTTTTCTGCTTCTGTTTGTTTCCTACCGCGAATTCTATCTCCGATCTTTTTGCGAGTTTCTTCTGTTACCTTTACACCGTAGCGATTATTATTCTTACCTGTTTTAGCAAGAGACATTTTAGTTAGCCATTCTTTAGTAAATGGTTTTCTTTTTCTGCCTGTCTGCGCTTTTACTTGATTCATTTTTTCTTCTAAAGGTTGAACTCTGCCTGTGTTAGCTTTACTTATTGCGTTCTTTGCTTTTTCTGTTTGCTTTTTACCATACATTGGATTGTTCTTGCCGCGCATTCTTTCGCTCTGAAGTCTTGCATATTCTTCTTTAAGTTTGGCATATACCCTAGAAGTAATTTTACTTTTATAGCGAGTTTGATTTTTATTTTCTGCTTTCATAAGTCGTAGGGCATTTATCATCTTCCAATGTGCTTCACCGTCTTTATATATTTTAGTAAGCAACCAATGACATATGAAATGTTCTCTAGCAGTTAAGTCTACAAGATTTTCTTTATCATCAGGTCCCCCTAGCGCGCTAGGAATTATATGATGCTCTTCTGTATAAGAATTTAGTATTCTATCTTTACTACGCTCGGTAATTAAATCGTACCATTTTTCATATTTGTTCATACTAGTATTTATCATGTTAGTAAGTTCAATATAAAAATAGTAGATAAAAGAAAAGGGACCAAAGTCCCTTTTCTATGTTTAGAAATAAACGATTCCGTTTTATTGGAATGTTAAATTCTGAACTGCGATCTCTCCTACATAGTCGGCCGCATTACCAAACGAACTTGCGGTATTTGTTAATTCTATGTATCCGTACCTTGTCATAAATGATACGACTGGTTCGAATGTTGAAGGATCTAATACAACACCGCTGCTCATCAATGGAATGTATGGGCAGTAGAATGCTGCTGCGTCAGTCTCGCTTGAACCCTTATAACCAACTAGAACTGGTTGAGTGTCTGGGCTGTATGAGTTGACGAATACGCGCATTGCACCGTTCAAAGTACCAACAAACTTAGTGTTAGTTGGGGCTTCGAATGTACCTTCTGTTGTACGAGCAAATGCTGAAGTAGTTGCTGACTGAAGAACAGTTAGCGAAGCAGGTGATACAACTGCCCAGTTACCAGCACCACGACGTGTGCGCTGTGCAATCAAGTTTGCAACTCGGTTGATAAGAACAGCAAGAGCAGCGTGTTCGTCACCAACGTAAGTAGCAGTACCTGATACTGTTGCTTGGTTGTATGTATACTCAGTTGTTGCCAGAGTTGACAACGAGAGTAAGATTTCCTGATCGATTTCAGCAGTGATTTCTTGAGCAAGAGCAGCCATAATTTCTGCTTCTACGTCAATACCATGCTGTGACTGTGCATCCTGTGCAGCTTCGAAAGTCCAGCGAGCTTGTAACTTACGTGACTTTGCTTCAACTGCCTGACGGAGGATCTGTACAGAAATTTGCTTACCACCATTACCTTCTAGAGTTGCTGTATCAGCACCTGTGTAGAAGTTAGTTGATGTAGTGTTCTGTTGAACACGGGAGTAAGCCTGTGCAATCAAGAATGGACTCAGGGCTTCTTGGCCAGCCTGTACACTTGTCTGTGCTGCTGAGTTGTCAGTCAATGACTGAGCATAGCGAACACGTAAAGTGTGAATCTGTCCAACAGGACCTGTCATTGGCTGAACGCCAACTAATTCATTTGCAATAACAGTTGGCATTACACGACGGATTACTGGAAGAATAACGCGATTTAGTGTTGCGATATTACCAGCAGTTGTTGTGCCTGCTGAACTTTCAGCGAGCAACTGCTTGCGGGTGTTTTCTAAAATTACACCCATTGTTGAACGACGAGTGCCTTTCAAGCCTTCTAACAGGGCCTCTCTGGTTTCGTTCCAACGGCTTTCTAAGAGTACTTTTGACATTGTTATTTTCTCCTAATCTATGTCTAAATTAAAGCCCTGCCAGGCGTCTGATGTCGATTACGTTATCACGTTCTTCAATATCGACTTCTTCGGTCACTTTGGCAGTTTTATCGCCAGTTACTTCTCTAACACTTTCAGTGATTACAGCCTTTTTAGCTGGTCTTTCTGATCCTGTATTAAGAACTGCTGGCAAATACTTATCGAATGCGGCCTGCAACTTAGTTGTTTGGACGCTTTCAAGCAAGGATTGCATTACTTGAGCCTTCTCTTTGTTTAGAGTCTTGAGCAAGTCGCTCATGACCTTTTGACGCTGAGTTGATTCTTTAATAACACGAACCTCACGTTCCTTTGATTCTACTAATTTGGCTGCATGTTGTGCTGCCTTCATAGCTTCAGCTAATTGCTGTTCTCTTTGTTCTAGGGCTGAGAGAAGTTTGCGAGTTTCTGCATTCTTATCAAGATAAGTTACAGAGTATTCACTTGCAAAAGCTTCAAACAACTTGCGACCAAAGTTATTTTCCTTAGCCGATTTGATATCTTCCTTAAGTTGTGTGATTTCACCCTTAAGATGAGATGTGACTGCCTTGTTGATTCTCTTTGCACTTTCACGAACAAACTTGTTCTTAAGTACATTGAGTTGCTTACGGCCTTCAGCAACCAACTTAACTTTAGCCTCGACAACTGCCTTCTTGTCTTGTGAGAATTCTTTAATTTCTCTTGCAAGAGCATGTACGACAAATTGTTCAAGTTTACGCTGATTCTCTAAAGCAATTTTGCGATCATTACGTAGTTCTTTAATTTCTTCGGCTAATCTTGTAACCATGAAATCATTAAACTTTGATGCATTTTCTCTAAGTTTCAGTTTTGCTTTTACGCGGTCTTCGTTAAGTTCTTTTCTCTCCTCATGAAATTCTGCAATTTCTGTTTGGAGACTTTCGGTTACCATCTTATCTAGGGCTTCTACCATCACGATTCTGTCATGTTCATAGCGTTGTGCAAACTCTTCGCGTAGTTCTGCACGTACTAGATCACGGGCCTCAGTCAACTTGGACTCCCAGACTTTGTTTAACTCTTGTCCAACGTCTTCATTGATTAAGCCACTGTCGAGCAATGGTTTGATAGCATCTAGCATATCTAGTTCCTCTATTTGATTTTTAATTCCTTGATCAGACGAGTTACCTCATCCTTCAAGTATTTTTGTACCTTCTTGTCGCCTCTAGCGTCCTGAGCAACTTCTAGTATTTTATGTCCGTGCTTCATATTCATGAGACCTTCATAAATTGCTTTTGGGTATGCATTTGGTGCGCTAGGTTGAGCAACGATATCAACAGTGATTATTTCAAAATCACTTACACGGCCATCCCTGTCGTCTACATTACCTGATCCACGACTGGATACGCCAAGTTTAACACCACTCTCCAACATAGTAGTGACTAACTGCCCCATTGGAGTTGGTAAAATCTTTAGTTTGCCAAATCCATTTGGTCCATCCATCCACATGTTAGTAATCATGTGAGATACACGATCCAAATTGATCTTTAAGTCATCTGGGTGATCTACTTCACCTAGAACTGAATGACCTTCTGTGATCTGATTGTTAAGGGTTTTAACCGCCTTTTCAATTTCAGAAACGGGGTAAACACGCTCGTTTGCGTTCTTTACCCCACCCTGAATAAAGATGCCCTTCATATACAGGCTCTTCATTTTATCGCCGTCTTCTTTAACACTCTCTAACACCATTTGGGCGTGATCAAATGTTAAACGCTCTTTGAGATACAAAGCCATTTGTTCTCAGATCCTTTTAGTGCTTTGGTACTGGGCTGCGCTTGTTAGAGCCATCATCACCGTGCTTTGGCTTTGGTGCTGATTCGCCCTTTACTGCGAAATTATTCTTGCCTGGGGTGTTGACAAACTTGCCTGCACCTGGTAAATTGCCTTCACCCTTTGCATATGCATTGCTTGGGCCTTTAGGACTAGTTGGTACTGACTCGGCATCACCAGAGAATTTTACTGGCTTGCTTGCCATTCCACGCTGTCCTGAGTTAGCGGCTACTGTGCTTCTTGCATTTGAACCGTTATCTCCGTGCTTTGGGGAAGGAACGCGAGGTAAGCTGATGTTTTCCATGACCGACTCGTCTAATTCATCTTCTTCTTCGTCTTCTTCATCTTCTTCGTCGTCCATGTCTTCTTCATCTTCTTCTTCGTCATCGTCCATGTCTTCTTCATCATCATGTTCTTGTTCTAAATCATGAGTGAGGTCATCACCTGCTTCTTCAGCATCGTGATCGAATTCTTCTTCACCTTCGTGATCTTCGTCGCTCATGATTTCTTCAAATTCTGCCATTAATTGGTCTAATTTGTCTTCGATGCGAACTACACGATCTTCGATTTCTTCGTGAGCAGATTCATCGTCGCCATGGGATAAGTCGAATTCTTCGCTATCTTCTTCTTCCATTACGCCTGATTCTTCGGCATTGATTTCGTCAAGCAGATCACCTGTTTGTCCGCCCATGCCTTCTTCCATGCCTTCTTCCATGCCTTCTTCCATGCCTTCTTCCATGCCTTCTTCGCCCATCATTTCTTCGTCCATGATGTTTTCATAGATTTGGCGTGACTTCTCTACCACGATTTCGTGAAATAGTTCACTTGCTCTTTCTTCGTTCTCATTAATAATGAGATCGATAAGTTGTTCAAACTTTTTGTTGTCCATTATTTTTCTCCTGATTGAAATGGCTTTGCGTAAAATTATTTAGTGAGTATCACAAAAAAGTACTCAATATAGTATGTTTTTTTGCGTTTTTTAAATTAAAACAAGAAAAAAGGGGCTTGCGCCCCTTAAATTAAGGAATCAAAAGTTATAATATTAAGAAGACTTAGTAAATAAACCCTTAACCCAAGTGCCAACCTTTGGTACGAATACTACTAATACTGCACCAACTACTACGCCTAATAAAAAGTCAAATGTTAATCCAAACATGTTAGTCTCCTTGTTTATGCACCCCAGAACTCCGAGGCGCTAAATGTATTTATACCGCTCAAACAACCATAAAATATAGAGTATTAGAGTCCCGGTCCACCTGGAGCTGCCTTTGGACCATACTGGGAACGAACTTTGGATAAGTAATTCTTCTTCTCATAGTTTCTAACGTCTAACATGCGACGTAATTTACGAATTTGCTTTAGTGTAAGTTTGGTTTTTCTAGATGTGCGCCAAACAGGTTTGCTATTATCAGAATTTACATCCTGATATCCTGAGACCGGCGGGGCAAATAATTCGTTAAGTATCATATTGTTATTTATCTAATTACGCTATGGCCCCGGGTGTTGCTAACCCACCACCAGCCGGTGCTGCTGCCGCTCCTGCTGCTGCACCCGCTTGAGTTGGTGGAGCAGTGCTGACTGGGCCTGCAACATTCTCAGGAGACATACCTTCTTCTGGTGGTGCTTGCATTTGATCTGCAATATCTTGATCTGATTGAATGTCGCCCACAGAAACACCAATGCTTCTAAGATCACTGCCTTTAGGCTCTTCAACAATATCTTTCTGATTTTCTTCACGCCACATCTTTTCGTTCTTAGCGATTTCTTCTTCAGACAAGCCCAAGAATCTTTCTAAAGCAAAACGCTTAGAAATATATGGATATTGTTCTACAGTTTGGAATACTTGTACTCTGTCTTTGTCTAACTCGCTTTGTCTATATGAGGCAAAGTTCTGAGGTGGGTTAAATGTAAGTTGGAATAACCCAGAATCAATATTGAATCCTCTCCAACGCAAGAATAATTTGAATTCTTCGTCTAACTTCATTGCCATGTAGTTTTGTAGACGTTCGCAATACTGATTAAATCTGAATTCTTGAATCATGGCTGTACCAACACGACCATCGTTCATTGGGGTAGTATTGTCTTCTGGACCAGTAGGCAAATATGAACTTGGTACTCGCAATCCACGAGCCAATCTGTTATTAAAGTATTTCAAGTCATCGATTTCACCAAGATTTTGACCACCGGGCAATAATTCAACGCTACTGCCCTTACCTTCAGAAGTAACAGGGAAGAAGTAGTCTTCGTTCATTGATAAAGGATTGTATGATGCGTCAACAATTGACGGTCCACCGTATAGTGATGGTATGCGTCTTTGGTGAATTTCATTTTTGATTCTCTCTACGAAAGCCATAGCCATGTGTGATGGCATGTTACCTACGTCAATCTTGAATACTCTGCGTTCTGGTGCTCTTTGTACACGATAGATAAGAACCGCGTCTTCTAGCAATTCTTTTTGCTTATAAACTTTAAAGATGTTCTCTAAGATTGACTGACCAAACGGCCAAAATCTGTCAAGGCCTTCAGTTAAACTAATATGAACAACGTGCTTAGCGTCAACCGCTGATTCACTTTGACCTAAAGTAAAGCGTGAACCAGAAGTATTATATGGCATTGCTGGAACAGTATATGGGGTATTTGTACCGCCTCCTGTTCCACCTAATCCCGTTGCTGGATTAGCAGCAAAGTCTGTGTTTGTTTTCTGTGCTACTGACAAGTTCTGTAAGTTAATGTTAATATCTTTGATAACGTACTGTTCAGGCAGTTTACCTTCACTTTCGTTAACAATAACTTTAACAACTTTAACCATATCGACCCAATATAACTTGAAGTTTTCTGGGTCACGAATGAATACTTGATCACCGTATTTTACAACATTACGGAAAATCTTGAAAAGTCTAACGTCAAATTCGTTTAATTTGCACCACTGCTGTAGTTGAGTCTTTAATAACTCAACTTCATGATTAGTGGGTTCATCTTTGAATTCAATGTTGAATGGAGTCTTGTTATGTTGATTCTTTTGAGTGCTAAACTCTGACAAAATATCTAAGCAAGCGTTGATTTCTGCGTCAACGTCCATCATTTCATATTGATTATAGCGTTCAATTCTATTTGGGTGGCCTGTATAAACTTCAGGAAGTCTGGACATATAGTTCTTATATCCAAACTCAGTATTGTTCCAGCCACCAGTAGCAGAACCATTTTGACCCGGGGAACTATTCCAAGCACCGGTATTACTGTTAACCCCAGAGATAGGACTTGATGTACCCGCTTTGTTTAAGAATTTGCGTTTATATGTCATTAAAGTATTTATTCTATAGAATTACATTGAGTACTTTACTAGTTTGTCTTGCAATTGGTTACTTCTATCCAATTTAGAGTTCATTTCTCTAAACCCTTCTCGCATTATATTGAGCATTTCTTTGTTAGCATTAGACATATCTTGCATTACTTTATTCATTTCCATGCCACCGCCACCTGTCCCCATAGCCTTTGCTACAGCGTCTCTAGCCACATCTTGTGGATGCTTGTTGGACATTAAATCTACTGGTATTGATCTACCATTTGGTAACGGGACTACTGCTTCTCTGCCCGCTTCACCTGCAATACTCATTCCATTTGTAATACCACCCAATGCCATTCTTTGTAGTGGTACATCATATGCTCCATCTTCGTGTCTAGCAGCGGAAAAGTGCATTGGATCTTTTACTCTGCGCCAATTCATACCCCAACCTAATCCCCATTTTGCTGCTAATGCACTAGTTTGAGCAGGCAAGTCAGTTTTTGTAGAATTATTTGGGTTGGCTGCAGGATTAATATCTATTGCCGCTCCCAAAGCGTGATAACTTTTTACACCGGGAGCATTTCTGTTTGGTCTATCTACATAACCGCCCAAATCTTTGATCTTATAACCAGTTGCTTCTAAATCGTTAATAAATCCTTGGAAACTCTTGGCATACTCATCTCCCACTTGCACTGATTTTCCCGACTTAGTTGATACAGTAGCCATTCTTCCTGACCCGCCACCTTTTGCTGTGACACCGCCACCGCTAGGAGGAGAGAACATTCTACTCTGCGTTGGTTGTCCAAATGCGGTCGATCCTCTGCCACCGCCCCCGCCCCCGCCACCAGCGCCGGCTCCTCCGCTTCCCCCACCGCCGCCTCCCCCTCCACCGCCACCGGCTAGACCTGCTAAGCCTCCACCGGCGACAGATGCAGCAGATGGGCCTTCTTGTTTTGCCTGCAATTGTGCGTTTAGCGCAGCGACTGAAGTTGATAATTTATCCAAATTAGTAGCCGCGTTTACTAGTGCGTATGAGAATCCATCTAATTGAGTTTGAGATGCTTTTGTTAAATCGTCTTTATCTTTCTTTTCTTTCTCTATTGCTTCTTGTTCATTCTTGTGTTTTTCTTCGATTTTTTTCTTATCACTGCCCATTAGAGTGCCCCAGTTCTTATATAAACCATAAGCACCACCCAATGCACCACCGATTGCCGCGCCTACAGGACCAAACATTAATCCCATACCTGCACCGGTGAGCGCAGAACTGCCTATGTCGGCAGTGGCTCCCAATTTTTCATGTCCTGATTCGGTTAATTTGTCTGCTGCGTAATCTAATGCTATACCACCTAATAAACCACCTATGCCACCTTTGGCTTTACCTAAGAACTTCATTCCCTTAGAAAGCATGCCGGCACCGCGTGCCGCCATACCTGCTCCACCGGCAGCCGCTGTGCCAGCGGCCGCAGTACCTGCTGCTCCCGCCGCTGCGGCGCCTTCCGCTGCTACTGCGCCCGCAGTACCTGCTGCTCCCGCCGCTGCGGCGCCTTCCGCTGCTACTGCGCCTTCTGTTGCTACAGTAGCTGCACCGCCACCGGCGCCTTTCTTTAGAGTTTCGAGAACGCTTCCTCCCCAGCCTGATATTTTACCACTATACTTAAATAACGCAATAGTTAATGCACCAAGCGCAAAGGTATTCAATGCTAATGCAGCCGCATAGGGGTTTACGATATTTGAAAGTTTGGTCGTTATAACACCAAAATTTCTACTTGCATCTCTCATGAATTTCACAAAACCCAGAGTAGAATCATCTTTGGGTTTGGTTGCTTCATCTGCCTCAGCCGCACGCTGACCTGCAGTTTTTCCTTCTGCTGCATTAGCCATTTGTCTGCGAACTTCTTCAGACTCTACGGTCATACCCTGGCTTTGTGCAAATTGAGCAGCGTTGCCACTGAATTTTACTGTGCTCCCGAATATCTGATTCCTTATGTCACCGGCTTTTAATTGGTCTTCTTGATACTTGGCTATGGCTTTAGAAACGTCTGCCTCTCCTTTTTCATTTCGCATGGACAGATACTGCTCAAAATCTCGTTGCATGTTGGGATTGCTTGCTAAATTAGCGGCACCAAGTTTGCTGTGCAATGTTCCAGTTGAAATCAATTCCATCGCACCTACATATTGCATAGAATTTTTATCGCCGCCCCCTTGTCTAAGGGCTTCTGCAAGCAATGCCTTTTCCATGTCTAGTCGTGCTTTAATCTCATCTGCTTTTTTAGTTGCGTCTGGAGTATTAAGCTTTCTAAGTCTTGCTTCTTCTTTTGACAACTCATTTTGATGTTGCTGTATTTGAACTGTTCTAGATGCTTCTTCTTGTTGCTTTTTCTGTTGTTCAACACTTTGACCTGTAAGAGTTGACAACTTAGTTAAATTATCTAAATAATTTCCAGTAGCGTCTGCTAAGGTTTTTTGGTTTTTAGTAAAAGTACTAAGAGACTGACCAGTTGATACCAAATAACCTACAGTGTCTGCTTGCGCTTGAGTATATTCTTCCTGACTATACCCTAACGATCTATACTTATCCATTTGTTCTTTGATTACTTTACCGCCTTCAGAGTACATGTCGGTAAGTTTACCAAATTTATCAAGTGCGCCTTTTGTAGTCCCTCCCAATGCTATCATATTACCGTTCAATGACTTGAACGCATTGCCAAACTTTGACATGTTTTCAGAAGTATAACCAGCATTAGTTGCTAGAGTTACTAACTCTTTATATGTCTGTGACGCTCCTATGCCCGCTTTGGCAAGGTCGTCATAAGTCTCCATAATTTTATCAGCTTGTTTGGTTAGTGAGCCGGCAAGAGCGGTTAGAGCACCGGTTACCATTACTAATCCCTGCCCAAACCCCGGTATCAGTTTAACTACGCTAGCGAGACCATCATGCATTGAGTCAACGCCGCTTTGGTATTTGGCAAGCCCTGATGTTTGTGCGTTTAATGCCTGACCAAAACTTGAAAGCCCTTTAGTTACTCCACTTTTTAAGTTGTCTATTGCACTATTAAGAGAGTCTATGCGACGTTCTAAATCACGCTGCTTTTTCTCAGCTATGGCTTGAGCTTCAGAGTAAGCGGATGTAACGCCCGTACTTTTTCTTATCGCATCGTTAAATTTGGTAAACGCTTCAAGTAACTCGGGTGTTATAGGATTTTCTTCTGCCATTTTTTATCCAATAAATATAATAAGTATTTAGTTACCAAATATATACTCATTTTTTACACAAGGATAATTCTATGAGCGACAACCCTCTTAAGCAGTATTTTAGAAGACCAGCTATTTATTTAAAACTACCCAGTGCTGGACAAGGGTATGAGCCCGGAGTATTAGAACTGCCTCACAATGGAGAATTGCCAATTTACCCAATGACTGCAATAGATGAAATCACTGCTAGAACCCCAGACGCACTTTACAACGGTACCGCTGTTGTAGAAATCATGAAAAGTTGCCTTCCAAATGTTAAAGATCCTTGGGAAGTGTTTAGTTCAGATTTAGATGCGATTATGATAGGAATCAAAGTTGCTTCTAATGGAAATGACATAGAAATGGAAAGCGAATGTCCTAAGTGCAAAGAAACTGGTAAGTACGGTGTTAACTTGGCTGCTATGCTAGCCCAACTAAAATCTGGGGATTACACTAAAGAACTGAATATACATGACTTGTATTTCAAGTTTAGACCGCTAAAGTTCAAAGAAATGAATGATATCAACTTAAAGCAATTTGAAATACAAAAAACACTATTCCCTACAGATACAGACACTGAAGAGCAGCGCAACAAGAAAAATAAAGATGCACTTAAAGTAGTAACTGATTTAACTATTGATGTGCTATCAAAGGCTATTGAGTACATCAAGACACCAATTGGCATAGTATCAGAAAAGCCATTCATCTTAGAATTCTTAAGAAATTGCGACCGTCTTACTTACAACAAAGTAAGAGATTACACAACTGAACTTAAAGATCAAACTGAAATGCCACCACTAGATATCGTATGTGTTAATTGCAGTCATCCCTATAAGTCTAAATTTACCCTAAACGTCACTGATTTTTTCGAATAAGGCTTCTTAATATGGCACCCGCAGCCATTAAGAAGCTGTTGGACGGGTATGAAAAAGAATGCGAAGATATAAAAAAGGGAGCCATAACTATGGCATGGTATATGCGTGGCGGTGTTTCCTACCAAGATATCCTCAACATGTCTTCTTCCGAACGGGAAGAAATCAATAAACTTATTGAGTCCAACTTAGAAACAACTAAGAAAACACAATTGCCGTTCTTCTAGTGCGCCAAAGAAAGACGAACTACGTTCGTCTAAGACCTCACTTCGTTCGGTCTTGTTTTTCTTTTAAAGTTATTCAACTCTATTTTACAATTTTTTATTCTTCTTTTATTATTGACTGGAATGATATCTTGCACATGCAGCTCAGAGCCCATGGTAGTGCTATTCAGAACTACCCATGGACGAAAGTTACATGCAGTCGTCGCTCCGATGTTTATCCCCCGTATAACTAGCCCGTTCGTACTGCTATACGCCACCGGTTGCTCTGTAAGGTTTAATGGGGTCGTAGTGAAGTGATTGGCTTCAGGCCAATGTTAAGCAACGCACATTCTATAACATCAAAACATAGTAGTTATAGACTTGTTCAGGGTTCGCTTTTTGTCGATTGCCCTGTCGGTGTGCCGATGTCTTGCTTTGTACAAGACATCCTACTCCAGATCCGCAGGCTACTGGCTTCCCAGGCTTGCTCAAGGAGAGTCAGGGTACCCTGACCAGACGAGTTTTGTAGCTGTAGGTATAATACCGGTTGAGCTTTATTAGGGCAAAGTTAGAGCTGTTGACTTGGTGTCTGTTGAGCTGTAGTAACGGTTAAATAAGGTGAGCTGTTTAAATTTGTGTTAGTGTTAGTTGCGCCGCAATATGCAGCAAAAATATCTCGGTTGTGTTTGAAAAAGTTATCGAATTCTAAGATAACCCAATCCTTATGATTAGAACTGGTGTAGTATAGAAAATGATCTGTGACCCAAGTGTATTTACTTTGAAGCGCAACAAAACGGCCTTTGCGGTTAAATTTCATAAAAAGTACGCTAAGATCGTCTGGTTCTGCCACATCCATCATCTGTGCTAACCAGCTGTCAAGAATTTTACATCCCCCGGCTAGTACTTGATGAAATGGAAAGTCAGCATAACTTTTACATTCTGCATTTAATTTAGAGAAACTTTGTCCTGGAACAATGTCTCCCTTGAAACTTCTGATCTGTCCTTCGTGTAAAACTTGAGTTCTTGTTTGATTCTTGCCACCGATATAAGCACCCGAGCCCGGAGCCCTAATAAAAGACTCTCCGTATAACTCAGATAAGAAACTAGCGACTTCTCGCTCAAAACCTGAACCTTTCGCTTTCTGTGGGCTAGCCATTATTATATTTCTTTCTTGTTTTTACAGTTGTCACCGTGCCAACGATGAAACATGTTAATACTTATACTCTTACCGCAGTGCCCACATATTTTTTTGATTTGTGAGGTGTGTCTGCCTTCGGCTAACATTTTTTCATTTATACTGCCACCTAAGAAGTGATGCTTACCTTCAGCTACTAATTGTTTAGCTAATTTTCGTTGAATCTCTCCGCCGACAAAGGGATTTGTCCCTTCTTCTACTCTTTTTAGATTTCTTGCTCTGGTAATCTCTCCGCTATTCAAGAAATGATGAGTCCCGTTTTTTACGCGGTCTGAGCTAATACTTGAGCCGTCAGGTCTTTTTAATAGATGGTGAGATCCGTTATTAACCCGTAACTCAGCGGATTTAGAAGCGATATAGGATAATTCTTCGGCTGACAACTTCAATCTTCTTGCTAGTAAATTACACGCTCCCCAATCACCCTGAGAAAAATGTATATCGTAGTGTTCTTTAATGGTAACCAATTTCAGATTTGATATGTCATTGTTTTCATGATTACCATCAATGTGATGAATGTCCATAGGCTTACCGTCAGCATCCCGAGGAATAGCACCGAAGTGTTGTTTATAAATATTGCGGTGGTTATTATGTGGACTTAGCATGATATTAGTTATGATAATTTTTCATCACTGAAAAATTTTTATGCTGGTTCCCCAGATGAACTGTAGGTAGTAAAGCCGCCCTCTTTAACTACTTTCAATATGTTATCAACACGACTAGATAGTTCCTCTCTATGTGAAACCAACCAAATAGATTTATTGCGGCGGCGAGTCATATCTTTAAGAATGGACATTGCATTTTCAACGCCGATGGTGTCTAATCCAGAATCAATTAATTCGTCAATAAATATAGTATTGATTGGGAAATATAAATTTTCCCACACATCTCTAAAAGCAAACGAAAGAGAAAGTATGAGCCTATTCATTTCTCCGCGGCTAAGGTTATAGAAATCAAGTTCTCTACCTAATTCTGTGATCTCAACATTTAAATCATTTTGAAATACTACTTGATGTGGCAATCCAATACGATCTAGATAATGAGTTAGTCTAGCGTTTAGATAACTTAGGTTCTGATCAATAATCTTTTTACGAACAAACGAATCTTTGTTAGTTAGAAGATTTAGAATGAGTGTTTGGTGTTCTAATACTTTAGTTAAGTCATTGATAGTATCAAAACTAATTGGTTGCAATGCTTGATTTTCCATTTCTGTGATTTGTTCAGCATATGGATCAGTTTCATTACTCTTATTTTCAATTTGGTTCAAGATATTAGTGATTTGGCTAGAATGCTTAACTGCTTCTGCCTCAGTATCATAGTGAGTCTTTGGAGCACGACCTAACTTACCCAACGCACTTAGTGCATTAGTATGCTCAGTTAGTCGCTCATTAGTAGTAGACTCTAGCGCAACCGCATCTTTAAGTGCTTTCTTTTTATCACTTAACACGGTCTTGTGCTTATCATCGTGAAATTCTTGTCCACACGCATAACAAGTATGATTTTTTAAATCATCTATTTCTTTCTTTAACTTGTCGATTGTTTTGCGTTCTTTGGACAAATCGGTCTCACAACGAGCAATCAATTTCTTTAGATCATCGATTTGCTTGGATTTTTCATTGTAAGTAACCAAATCTTTATGTGATTGCAATTCTTTATCAATGTCGATCTTAGTTAGGTCATCATATTCTAATGCTAACTTGTTTAAGTCTTCGTCATGTTTGTTTTGCCAAAGACGTTGGCGACGCTTGGTACTTTCAATTTGTTCTTTTACACGCTTGTTGGCTTCTTCAATAGCCTTGATGTTAAACTCTTCTTGTTGAATAGCATCTTTAGACTGTTTCACTTTTTCCTTAAGTACTTCTGCTTTTTCAGAAAGCAGAGTGATACCAAGCAACTGTTCAATTACATTGCGCTGATCGTTGGCTTTCATAGCCAAAAATGGTTCACTATAAGTATTAAGAGCAACAGTATGCTTGAACATATCTGGAGTCATACCAATTGCTTTTTCAATATGCTCTTGTGTTTCTTTGTTTTCACCCTGAGCATCATCGGTTGATTCTTGTAAGTTGCTATTGACATAGAACTTCAAAATGTTTGGTCTACGACCACGCTCAATCTTGTATTCAACACCGTTAGCACTAAACTCTAGTGTAACAAGCATACCCTTACCGTTAGTACGATTGATTAGATTATCTTTTCTAATACTATTAATTGGTGTGCCAAATAACGCATAACTCAACCCTTGAATAAGAGTTGTCTTACCTGTACCATTTCTAGCACCGTCACCGCCCAAGTCTAAGTTTTCACCTAGAATTAGTGTAAGTTCTTTGCTGTCAAAGTTTACCGCTTGCATTACTTGTCCAATAGACAAGAAATTACGTAAAGTTATATTTCTAAGTACGATGCTCATAAGTTCTGATAAATTTCCATAAGCAGCTTAACATCAAATTCTTTACTTTCAATGTTGCTAATTTGATCTAGTATTATCTTATCTACGCTTTCAAATTTCAACTCACCTGGGGCTAAATCTTGTGCGTGTTGGTCTGATTTAATTGGGATCAATGACATTTCTCTTAATTGATGTTCGGGAATAAATTTCTCTCGCAAGAAATTTGCTTCTTCGTATGTGATTTCATAATCTAAGTGTACTCTGACACTAGAGCGGGGCAGCAAGAGTCCATCGGGATTTTCTAGTACATCACTTAACTTGCAGACCCTAAACACTGGCTGATTAGGCCAAGGATGGAACTCAGGTTCGCTACCCCACTCTAGTATCATCATACCTCTTTGATCGTCACCGGCATCTGCATAATTGTGCGGAAAACAATTACCTATATACCAGACATTTTGCTTGCTCTGTCTTTTATGAAAATGACCAGAGAATACTTGATCAAAACCTTTTAGTTGATCAGTATTGATTTCTCCGTGATCGGGCATTTCCACCATAGCATTCATATAAAAATGCGGCAGTTCAAAATGCCCAAACAAATACTTGCCTTCTAGTTTCTTTAATTTCTTAAAGTCTTCACCAACTAGCCACGGAGCAATAGTTACATCACCGTGATTAAAAAAGTCATTTACAATAGTGATGTTGGGCAAATGCTTAGCCCACTCTACGCTATGAATGTCTCGCTTGTCACGATAGTAAAGATCGTGATTGCCCGGAATAAAATAAACTTGATCGAAATTATCGCTTAGTTTTTCTAAGGCTCGCAAACTATACTGAAGTGTTTGTATATTAATACTTGCACGATGGTGATTCCAATCGCCCAAGAAAAAACAAGTTTCACAATTTTCACTCTTGGCTTTGGAAATAAACCAATCAACAAAATCAGCACAATCGTTATTGTGCTGAATTGAATTACTCTTGAGTCCAAAGTGAATATCAGTTAGGACTGCTGCTTTCTTAAATAAATTTGACATCAGTAAAGTATACTGCCTTTAGTTAACTATAATCAAGTGTTAAGGTTACATCTATACGCATTAAGATTTCCACACATATACATTATTGCCACAGTCCCATATTCTATCATAACCGCTATTTGCCATGTTTTGCCGCTCTGATAATTCTTGATCGTATTTAAGCAATCGTTTTTTTAATTTATGTTTTTGAAAATGCTGGCGACTATAGATTTTCACATAGTCAAGCGTATAACGATATCCGGGCTTAGTTGTTCCTGTGTGCGTAAATCCTAATTTGGTGTATACATTTCCAGTAGCGTAAGAGCGGTCGGCATAGGACAATACACTATTTGGATTTTGTGTTGAGATAAAATATTTAAATAATTTGCTGGCCCCTCCCACTACAGTATGCCCCAAAATAGTTGAAAACCTTAGCAATTCCCACTGCGCTTTATTTCCAAATCTGCACCTTCCAAAACTCATCGCACTCATTAATTTTGAATTTGAATCAAAAAGTCCGATATTTACTGTATTTCCTCCGCAATTGCCTTGCAAATGAGTAGCGTCAAAAAAGTCATTTGCTGTTTTTCTTTCTATAACCTTAACAGTAGTATCTCTCGCAAAGACTCGCGCTGCTATCCCCATCTTCACACTCAGCAAGGATTCAATTATTGGACGTTTATCATTCCAATCATGCTCCCAGATGTGCAACAATTGTATAGATTGGTTACTACAGTCAATAGTTTTTTGTACATGATACTCCTTCCCACGACCCCGTGACTCGCTATGCCAATACGTACCGTTACACTCTATTGCCAAGTTTAATTTAGGTAAATATATGTCTAATTGACGGTTAGTAAGGACCGACCAATCTGATTGTATGATATCTTCTGAAGAGTAAGTAGATTTGACATAATCTACGACTGATTGTTCAAAGTAATTTGTCTTGAACGTTGGTAAAACTAACCCTAATTCGTTAACTTTACTATATATTGGGTAACGTGATATCCCATACCTAGAGGCTAGCTCAGACACCGGCGCTGTCATTATTTCTGTTTTAAAAATTTCATCGTCGGTCATAAACAACAATGCTTCGGGAGAATAATGATTTTTTATCCAAGTTTCTGCTTGTTTGGTTCTGATAGTTTTTACCTTAGCAGGGTTATCAACGCCGTACTTATCCACGAATGCCTGCTTCATCCTTGCTTTCCCCGTTGCTGACTGAGTAGGATATGCAGCACCAAAAGTAATGTTATTGGCATCAGTTACTCTATTGGTAAATTCTTCCGTTTTGCTGTAATGATCTACTCCATACCTTTTACGAGAAGTATTTTTAATTTTATCACTCCAATCGGCTTCTTGTGAATGCCACTCAGGCAATCCCTTGCTAACTCTATCTAGTTTTTTTGTCGCAACGGTGTATTTTGCTGTACACTTTTTGCTGCAATACTGACGATACCTTCGCAAGTCGTCATGCCAAGAAAGACTATTCCCACATTCACATGTGGGAATATCACAGCAGTTTTTTTCTGCATGGAATAATATTTGTCTAGGCTTAACTGATTTGATTTTATCACTGACTGTGCAATAGATATCGCTAAAATTAGAATTTAACAAATCATTATATAGCAATCTCTTTTGCAACTTAAATGCGATTATCTCATCTGTGATTGTATTGCCCGACATTATATTCTCTCTGTTTATTCATCAGAGGAAATCTTCATATCGCGCATTTGCCTAGTGAAACTTGGAGTTAAGTTATTCATTTCAAGAATGTCATCGCGTATATTTTGATTTCTCTTTTCTGTATTTAGCACACGACAGAAAGAATTGGTGATAGCCGCTGTGTAATAAGCAAATGGATTAGAAGACCTGGCTTCATTGAATCTTAACCCAACATAAGTTAATTGCAGAATGGCTGAGTTACGCATTTCATCGTTGTAAGTGTAACCTCTCCAGTTAAATTTCATTGCGTACTTTTCGCAAAGCATGATATACATACGGGCTAACTTATCGGTGATCTGTCCGTGATCTTTAGAGAACTCTCCAGTCTTTACGCCGCCCCGCCAATGAGATTTACCTACGCAGTATGGATCGCCGTTTTCGTCAATTTTAAAATGCTGAAATGGTGGGAAGTTTACTTTGACATGAACCATGTCATCTACTGCATCTTTAGTGCTTGGATCTTCCAAATCATCAAATAGATTTTCTTCACTATCTTCAAATTCAAAAATATCTTTGGCTGTTTTCTTTTTGACTACTTTTCTGGGCTGCTTAGCAGCAACAGGTACATGATCCCAAGTCATTACTCGGAAAATCAAATCAGTAGTAGG